GAGAGTACGACATTGACGCAAGAAAACTAAGCGGCCTGTGGGATGAGGCGTATGAGATTTTGTGCCAGCATGTGACGGCGGCGGCTGCTGAGATTCGAGTGCTATCACTAAAGGAGGATGTTGACAACATAGGCTGATCAAGTTAAGCTCCGTGCGTCGAGTGCAACATCGACACACACTGAGAGTCTACAGGGGAGACCCTGAATTCAAACCGTCCTGATTTGGTTGCACAAGTCAGGGCGGTTTTTTCATGGAGTAAGTGAATGTCAGAGAAGTTAAATATATCTCCTGAAGTTGATTCAATTCGTTCCGAACGAAATAGAAACCTCGGATGGGAAAAGGCACTAGCGGAACTGATCGACAACGCATTCGACGCTAAGGCAAATCAGGTTCGAATCACATGCAAGGGGCGCATAGTTGAAGTGCTGGATGACGGTCACGGTGTAAAGGACTTGTCTGCAACAGTGACACGCGGTAAGCACCGTGCTGGGGAATATACTGCCCTTGGAATGTACGGTGTTGGGCTGAAAGACGCGTGGCACTGGGCAGGTCATCGAATGGAAGTCGAGACTGTTCACGGGCAACAGCGAGGAATTCTGATTGCAGACTCGCAAGAGATGATGCGGAATAATACGTGGGATATTGAACCGCCGTTGTATTCGCCAGCGACGTGTGCTCCATTCACGAAGGTCACACTGCACTTGTCACAGGTCGAGCCTCGGCGAAGTCTGCCAACATTCCCGGCGTTGGATCAATTGAGATGGATCTTTACGCCAGCACTGCTGACAGGAAAGCAGATCATTCACATATCGAAAGTTCCGTCTCCGCTGATTCCGTATGAGTTGCCTTCGTTTTCATCAACACAAAGTGACACGTTTCACATAGAAGGACGGGAAGTTAAAATTCGGATCGGTATAGTAGAAGCAGGGCAACGAATGCTGAAAGGGCCGATCTGGTTGCAATATGGGCACAGAAACATCAAGCCGTGTTCGCTTGGATGCAAGGGCTATTCGACGGATTATATCGGCGGGATCGTCGCTCTTGGCAGGGGGTGGAATCTGTCGTCAAACAAAGATGATCTGACAGACTATTCATCAGAACTCAACGAAGAAATCTTTCTGCGGATAGAGCACTTACTGAAAGACGCGGAGCAATTGACACTAGATGTTGAAAACGCTGAATTGCAAAGTGAACTGGAAACGCAATTTAATGAGGCGATGCGAGTGGCAAGCAAGACGATAAAGGAAAAGCGTCCCGGTCACACGGATCAAACAGGAACAGTCGAACCGCGATTGACAGGCGTAAAGCGTCGTAAATCCAAAGCTGCTGATCCTACAAAGGATGGAAGCGTTGATACTGTTCTCGACGGTGTCGGCAGCGGAAAACGCAAGACTGGAACGCACATTGCGTTCGGTGATCTGGAAGGCGATATGCTTGGAGCGTATGACTCGCTGAGCAATCGCGTGACGCTGAATCGAAATCATGCGTTTATTATTGATTCGCGAGCAGCAAAAAACATCACCGTGTTGAACGTCATTGCGTTCAGTTTGGTTTGTCATCTGGGAGTGACGACGTTGGAGACACGGCAGAAGGAGCTGTGGCCAACAGTGGACTTTTCAAAAGAGTTTGGGCGTGTGTTGACGGGTTTATCATCTTCATAGAATGTAGGTTCAAATGAACAAGTATAGTGACTACAAAATTCACCCCGTGGCTAACATTTTTCCACTGATGGACGACGCTGCGTATGAGACGCTCAAGGCTGATATTGCAGCAAACGGGCAGTGGGAAATGATCATGATGCACGATGAGCAAATCATCGACGGCAGGAACAGGCTCAAAGCATGTTGTGAACTCGGGATCGAGCCGAACATCGGGGAACTTCCGATCGAGCTTGACCCGTATCGGTACGCGGTTAGTGTGAATCTGCATCGACGGCATTTAACGGTGACGCAGCGGAGTGATGTTGCGGCACACTTGGCGACTCTGAGGCGTGGTGAGGCTGGTAACGGCAGGGAAGTAGAACTGCATAAATGCAGTTCTACTATTTCTGACGCAGCAACTTTACTCAGCGTATCGCCGCGATCTGTTGCTGCTGCATCCTACGTCCATGATCACGGGTGCAAGGAACTGATTGCAGGACTTTCTTCTGGTGCAATTCCTGTCACTCTAGCTGAGAAGTTCTGCAAGGAATTCACGGACAAAAAGGAACAGGCAAAGATTGCAAAAGGCGGCACGAAAGCAATCAAAGAGGCGATGAAGGGAGATAAACCTAAATCCCCCGAGGACGCAGGATCTGCAAAAGCGGCAGCAAAGGCGGCAAAGGAACAGGCCAAAGCCGAAGCAGTAGCGGCCAAAGCACTCGCCAAGGCTGAAGCGGCGGGCGTGCGGCAGAAGATCAAAGACGACGCTGCCGAAGACAAGGCTGAAGCAAAGGCCGCAAAGGAAGCGGCGAAAGTGGCTGCACTGACGATTGAGGGGCAGGCGAAAAACATCGCGAACCTGATTCAGCAATACATCGATAAGGCCGTGCGTTCGGTAGACGATCTGAATTTCGTAAAGCCGAATCCTGTCGCGTGCAAAGCGGCTGTCAAATTGTTGCAGGGGGTGAAGTTATGGTAACTGATTATCAAGACTTCTTGCGCAGCAAATCGCAGGCGAACGCGATGGACGGTTTCGCGCCAACATTTATGCCTGACGGGTTGTTTCCGTTTCAAGCCGCACTAACAGAATGGGCGATCCGAAAGGGCCGGGCATTGTTGGCGGAAGATTGCGGACTCGGCAAGACTTTTCAGGAATTGGTATTCGCTGAGAACTGCGTTCGCGAAACAAATCGCCCGTCGATCATTCTGACGCCATTGGCTGTCGCGCCGCAGACTGTTCGTGAGGCTGAAAAGTTCGGGATTGAAGCGGCTGTCAGTCGAGACGGGAAGCCAGCAAAAAACATCACGGTCACGAATTACGAGTCACTGCACAAATTCAATCCTAATGACTTCGGGGCTGTCGTGTGTGATGAGATCAGTTGTTTGAAAGCGTTCGACGGCAAGAGGCGAAAACAGATCACTCGGTTTATGTCGAAGGCTAAGTATCGACTCGGTGGCACAGCGACAGCGGCCCCGAACGATTACATCGAACTCGGCACGATCGCGGAAGCGTTAGGCCACATGACGCAGTCAGACATGCTCGGCACGTTTTTCCTGTCATCGGATAAAAAGCGGCACAGCCTATTCAAAGAGGGCGACTTCTGGAACAGAGCGAAGTATTTCTTCCGCCCGTACTCGGAAACACCATTCTGGCAATGGGTGTGCAGTTGGGCACGCGCTATCCGGTCGCCGTCTGACATGGGGTTTGATGATCAGCGTTTTGTGTTGCCTGAACTTATTGTGAATCAAGTGGTCGTGCCGACGACGTTTCGATTCCCCGGCGAGTTGTTCGTGCGGATTGCCGGGACGCTGGCGGAGCAACGACAAGAACGCAAGCGGTCAATCCAAGAGCGTTGCGAGATTGTCAAGAACTTAGTCGATCACGATCAGCCTGCGTTGGTCTGGTGTCAGTACAACGAAGAAGGCACTGAGTTGGCTCGCATGATTCCTGGGGCTGTGGAAGTTGCAGGACGACACAGCGACGAAGAAAAAGCAGAGCGGCTAAACGGATTTGCGACTGGTGCGTTCCGGGTGCTTGTCACTAAGCCGAAGATTGGTGCTTGGGGCATGAATTACCAACACTGCGGACATCAGACGTTTTTCCCGTCTCACTCATTTGAGCAGTGGTATCAGTGCGTTCGGCGTTCGCTGCGGTTCGGTCGCGTTGGTGCTGTCAGGGTCGATATCGTGGCGACAGAAGGCGAAGCAGGTGTCACTGAAAACCTGCAAATGAAACAAGCAAAAGCGGATGCAATGTTTGTGGCGTTGGTAGAGCAAATGCACAACGCGCAAGGGATTACGATTACCGATAACCACACTCAACAACTGGAGGTACCGTCATGGCTATTATCGACAAGCATCTGACCGACAAGTTTGCAATTTACAACAGCGACTGCCTTGAGGTACTGCCATCGCTGCCGGAGGAGTCGATTGACTTTACGGTGTACTCGCCACCTTTTCCGCAAATGTTTGCGTACTCAAATGATCCTCGGGACATGAGCAACTGCACAACGTATCAGGAAGGGTTAGATCAGTATCAGTTTATCGTGAACGAAATCTACAGGCTGACGAAGCCGGGGCGGCTGACTGCGGTACATTGCATGGATCTGCCGAAGTCGAAACTGACTAAGCATCACTTCCCCGGTGACATCGTGAAGGCGCATATTAAGGCTGGCTTTCATTACGATTGTATGATCACGATCTGGAAAGATCCTTGGTTGATCGCACGACGGACGCGAATGAAGACGCTGCGTCACATGGATCTATGTCGCGACTCGGCACAGGTGCAAGCAGGGCCAGCGGATTACATAATGGTGTTTATCAAGGGCGGTGCAAACGCGGAGCCTGTCGCGCATCCGAACGGGCTGAATACCTACGCGGGCGAAACCGAAATGCCTGAGCATCTTGTTAAAAAGTATTCGCACTATGAAGGCGATCAGAAAAAAAACCTACTGAGTCACTGGATTTGGCGACGTTACGCTTCACCGGTTTGGATGGACATTAGAACCGGGAGACTGATGCCGTATCTGGAATCGAAAGAGAACGAGGAAGAAAAACACGTCTGCCCGTTGCAACTTGATGTGATTGAAAGACTGCTGACACTTTACAGCAATCCGGGTGATAAGGTGCTGACGCCGTTCATGGGTGTTGGCTCCGAGGTGTTTCAGGCGTTGGAGATGGGGCGGTTTGCAATCGGAACTGAACTCAAGCCGTCGTATTTCAGACAGGCAAAAAAGAATCTCGAATCCGTCGGTAAAGTGATTCAAAAGGAAGTCGGAGGACTGTATGACGACGAAGACGATGACGAAGAAACATGGGACGAAGATGAACTATCCGACGACGAACTTTTCGAATCGGAGGAACTAGGATAATGATCGAACTTCCCGAACTGTACAAGCACCAAGAAACAATGCGGGACGATGTCAGAGCCGCACTGTCGAAACATCGGCGGGTGATCTTGTGCGCTCCTCCGGGCACAGGCAAGACGCGGCTGGCGAAGTGGATTCTCGGAAGTTATGCCAACCGTGAAAAGCGTGAGGGCGAATCGGGCCGGGCGTTGTTCGTGGTACATCGTCGCGGGCTGGTGGACAACGCAAGCGGCTCATTCGGGGAGTCGCCTGAGTTGCCGCATGGTTTGATCATGTCGGGGCGTGAGACGGACGTGCGCCACGCGGTGCAGGTGGCATCAATCGACACGATCAACAGTTGGTATTGTGACGGCGGTAAGTACACGGGCCACACGTTCGATCTAGTTGTCTGGGACGAGGCACACGCACACCTAAGC